TTATCCGGGGTAGGACTTATCCAGCGTGACAAGGAAATCCCTGTTTTAAATAATGTATTGTTCTGTAAAGACGGGGTAATGGTTGTCGGTTGTCGAAATATCTTTATGGCAATTGAACCGGTTCCGTATAAACTGTCCAGCCAGCTTCGCTTGGAAAGTACTCCGTTAATGGAAGATGTCTTGTTGTCAGGCGAAAATGTAAAAAGGTTGTTATCTATGATACCGTCTGATACGAAATTTAAAGGGTATCTTGAGTATTTTGATATGACATATAACAAGGAGACTAAAAAGGTTATTGTAAATTTCTTCGACGGCATACAGGAGCACCGAGTGACCTTTGGGAAGGTTGATTTAAGTTACTTTACAGTCAATAAAATCTTTGGTGATATTCTACAGTCCATTAAAGCAGGTTCGTATGCTGAGATAGATTGTCGGATAAGAATCAATCTGACAAGGCTGTCTCTTGTACTATCAGTTATTAAAAATGTAACGGGCGACAAGTCCGGGGAGATCCCTGTTTATCTTTGTATATGTAAAGGAGGGGAATCAACGAACCTGTTTTTTAAAACAAAAAACCCCGCAACAGGTCAGGATGTAATAGCTGTAAGTGGACTGGTAGGAATACAACCTTCAGAATGGGTAAAGGACGGTAAAATAGAAAGGAAGTTCGTCAGATAGTAATAGCGAAAGTATAGCACTTTTTTTACAAGTAAAAAGGGATTTCTTTTGTATATTTAAGTATATACAGGAGGATCCCTTTTTATGTTGACAGAACCTACAAAATGCAAGAAAATTCAGAAGCAGATAATAGCCGACCGCTGTAACATGTTCGAAAAGGAAGAGCGTGTTCACACTATTAAAATCAAAGATACCCGTTTTCGTAATAAACTGTTTGGCCAGAGGATTCGATCCGTAAACGATTTTAGAAGAGTTCATCCTGGAAAGCTTGATGATGGAAGGCTCATGAGAGCCTTTGGTTACTATAAGAAGAAGCCTCCAGACTGGAATAGGATTTATAAAACGCTTCGAATAACCGACACCGTCGGGAAGGATATGAAAGACGACCTCGTTTCATATTTTAACATATTCGCAATCCATGGAAAATTTCCGCGTGAACGACCGAATGGGACTGAATCGTATATATACCGGTTATTAAGTCCACAGGCGATGTCTATAATTAAGTACGGCACCATCGCAGGATTTAATCGCCAGAAGATTTCAGAGATGATTGGAATTACAGAGGGGCAATTATCTGACTGGAGTAAACGGTTCCCAGAGGTTCGGTCGGCGCTTTTACACGGAAGAGACCTCGCGGATTTGAACGTTGTCAAAGCGGCATATCGTAGAGCAACAGGTATGGGAATACGAGACACATATTTTTCAGCTTATGAAGGTGAAATTAAAACGAAACCTTTTGTAAAGTATCTTCCACCGAATCCTCATAGTATTGAACTATGGTTAAAGCACAATAAACAATGGTTAAAAGAAACGAGTTCTGACGGTGAAGAACGTGGTCTTATTATGGAGGAGCTGGATAAAAAGATAAACGAACCGGTGTCTGGTGATGACGAGGTAGAAGAGTAAACTTATGTTCAGTCTATCCAATAAACAACGAACAACTATACAACGAGCCGTAAAACGTATAAATATATGGGAGGGAGCTGTACGGAGTTCTAAGACGTGGGGGAGCCTTGTAAGGTGGGTTGAGTACGTGTATAGGTATAAAGGTAGAGCCGACCTTATAATGGCTGGTAAGACCGATAGAGCGATTCTACGTAATATCATTCGACCGTTACAAATAATATTCGGTACAAAGCATATAAAGTATTTCAGCGGTAAAGGCGAAGCCGTTATTATGGGGAAGCGAATATTTTGTATTGGAGCGAATGACGAACGGGCGGAGCAGAAGGTACGCGGATTGTCGGCTGGAGGTGCATACGGTGATGAAATTACCTTATGGCCTGAATCGTTTTTTAGGATGCTTATGACAAGGCTGTCTGAGGAGGGTGCAATGTTTTTTGGAACGACAAACCCGGACACCCCGTATCACTACCTCAAGAAGGATTATATTGATAGAAAAGAACTGGATTTAATCAGTTTTCATTTTGAATTAAAGGACAACCCGTTCCTTTCAAAAGTATATGTCGCAAACCTGGAAAAGGAATACCGGGGTTTGTGGCGGAAACGGTTTATCAAGGGTCTGTGGGTCGTCGCAGAGGGGTCTATCTATGACTGCTTTGATGACGATAGTCCTGTTCATGTACGTGAAACACCGCCTTATGACAACCCAGACTATTACATTACCGGGGTGGATTATGGTACATCAAACCCGTGTGCATTTTTAAAAATAGGAATTATACACCACAACAATCAAGTATATGCCTGTATTGAAGATGAGTATTATTACAGTAGTGAAACAGAGGGGAGACAGAAAGGCGATGGACAGTACGTTACCGATTTTAAATACTTTACCAAAGGGTATGCGAGCCGTAACATGTTCACAGTCGTAGATCCATCTGCAGCTTCATTTATTGTCGCTCTACAACAGTCCGGTGAAACGAATGTTATCCCAGCGGACAATTCGGTTATCGACGGTATCCGTTATTGTTACAACATGATGGATGAAGGTAGACTAATGATTCTTGCCCGTTGTAAACATACAAGGGAAGAAGTTTCAGGGTATACATGGAATAAACGTTCTCAGCTTTTGGGTGTTGATGAACCGCTGAAAGTAAAGGATCACTGTTGTGATGGATTCCGTTACCCTCTTCATACTGTATTTAATACCGAACGATATAGTACAATGATAAATATGGAAAAGGCAATGGCAGGGTCAAAGGTTATAATGAACAAGAATGGGGTGGTCGGTTAAATAACATTCGTAAATTTACAAGGTAATCAGTAAAAAAAATGAAATTAATACTACATACTTTATTGCTATTAGTGTCTGACCCTGTGTCGGTTCTATTTATTGTTCTTGCTGTGATATTAATTGTAGTTATTACTCATTTATATTGGGTCATTAAAATAAATAGAATTGATTTGAAAAAACAATTGGAAAACCATTGTAAGAACTGTCCGTTAAACAGAAGGAGAAAAAATTATGTCTGATGTAGAAAAGAGCTTGGAAAAGAGTATAGCGAATCATGATGGATGGGAGAATACAATACAAGGTGTTGGTCAATCCGGGATAGATCCTTCAAGGAATACACAATTTAATCAAGGCGATTTACTTTGTGAAATTGATGTGCAGGCATTATACACGGATGAAGGGATTGCCGCTCGTATTGTGAATCTTGTAGTTGAGGACATGTTACGTTCGGGGTTTAAAGTCGCCGTAAAGGATCCCGAAGCCGATGTCTACATACAGAAGCGGTTTGAAGGCTTAAAATTACTGTATCACTTAAACCGGTTGTTTTGTTGGGCGAGAGCCTGTGGTGGAGCAGTTATGACTATCGGCTTTAAAGACGGCGAGACTGACTTAAGCAGACCGCTTAACGAACAAGTGATAAAAGGTATATCTTTCGTAAAGGTATTTGATAGATTTAGAGTGTCAAATATTGTTTACGATAAGAACATTTTATCGGATACATATTTACAACCTTTAATGTATACTATTTCACCGTATAATTCATCACCGTTTACTATCCACGCTTCGCGGTGTATTGTCGTTGATGGAGTTGATTGCCTTGACTCGGTTCGTGTCCAAAATCTGGGGTGGGGTTTAAGCGTATACCAAAATCTGTACGATCCATTAATGCGGATCGGGCGTGTGTTTTGCTCTATCTCTGTAATAGTAGACAGCTTTGTTCAGGATGTAATTGGAATTGAAGGTCTCCATGCTTTTATTGCAGCGGGAAAAGAAGACGTAATAAAAAAACGGTTACAGTATATTGATGCCGGAAAGCACGTTTTGAACTCTATTCTATTAGATAAAAACGAAACGTTTACAAGACAGGTATCCTCTGTGTCGGGTCTTGCCGATCTTATAGACAGGTTCGGTGGATATATCTCTTCAACAAGCGGCATTCCACAAACATTATTATTCGGGCGTTCTCCAGCGGGTTTGAATGCGACAGGGGACTCCGATACCCGTGGATGGTATGATCGTGTGAAGTCGAAACAGGAAACAGATCTGCGACCGGTACTGGAGCGGTTTATTCACCTCTTATTTATTTGTAAAGAAGGGTATAAAAAAGAACCTGAAGACTGGTCGATTGAATTTTATCCGTTGATGCAGATGAGTGCTCCTGAAGAAGCGACCTATAGAAAAACGATTGCCGAAACGGATAAACTGTATGTTGATAGTCAGGTCGCAACACCTGACGAGGTCGCCTTTACTCGTTTTTCTGGTGGTCGGTATAGTGACGAACCATTGAAAATAGTGTTCAGTGAAAATACCGGTAGTCAGGTAAAACAACCCGAATCAAAAGCATTACCAGAGGGCAAGGAAATAGAAGAAGCAGAAAATGAATAAGTCAAAAGTAAAGCTTCCAAAGGTTGTTTACCCGTTCGCTTTAGAACGACAGTTATTGACTATTTATTTAACAGTCGTTGAAGATACGATGGTGCTTTTAACCAAGTCAGTACTCCATATATTCCATGATGCTGGCAGAGATAAGTCAATAAAAGGAATTATAGGAAAAGCGGGTAAAGAGCTTTCCGGGGTAGAAAGAACAGCGAAGGCATGGGATCGGGTTGAATGGAATAAACTACGGGGTATAATGGCATTACCGAATACAGCGTATGCAAAGCCTCTACAGGACAGGCTTAATAAATTAGTGGAAGATAATATCGGTTTAATTCAAAGCCTCCCAGAACGACTTATATCCCGACTCGAAACAAAGATAAAAGACCTGCCGACAACTGGTGAGTCACGGGTTACGGTTCAGAAGCTGTTAAAAGAAACGGGCGAAGTAGGTAAAAGCCGAGCCGAGCTTATTGCACGGGATCAGGTCGGAAAATTAAATGGTGATTTGACAAGGATACGACAGGAGTCCCTCGGTGGAACAATGTATATATGGAGGACTTCGCAGGATGGTCGGGTTCGTGAAGAACACCAAGCTTTAGATGGTATGGTTTGTAAATGGGAAGACCCTTCTGTTTATGCAGAAACAGTAGAAAAGGCAATGGCTAATGAGTGGAATAGCCGAGGTGAAATAGGAGGGTATGAGGGGCATCCTGGAGAAGACTATCAGTGTCGTTGTTCTGCGGAAATGGTAATGGATGACATTTTAGCAGTACCGACAAGTAAAGGCACGGAGGAAGGAACCGAACGTATAAAACGGGAACGGGGTGGAATACCTATATCAAGGTTTATTCCAGAGAATAGGTCTGGTACAGTGTTCAGTCGTTCTTTAAAAGGTTTGTCTCCAGAAGAGCAAGACAGGATTAGAGCTTTACGAGCGGCACGAAAAGCCCGTAAAGCTGGGGTTCTTGTAGAACCGGTTCCCAGACAGAATGCCGCTGTACGTACAGAGCCTGTCGTTAGAGCAGAGCCTGTTGTTCGTAAATCTGTAGAGGGGTTTGGAGACAAAACCGTATTAAAAAGGTCAGTTACGGATATCAATTATATTAATGTTTATGGTAGATCCTACGAACCAGAAACCCGTATAAAAGACAAAGGTATTAGACAACGAAACACTATAAGAGATCGTATTGATGGGATTGTTGATAAGGTTCATAAGCTTCCAAAAGGAGCGGAAGTAATTGATTTTGCATTCGCTGAATTTCCAGGAGCAACTAATGGGTCGTATACTGCTAAAGTAAATGAAATTCGAGTAACAGTGACGTCACATCTTGGGAGCGCCAGGCAGACGTTTACTCATGAGTTCGGTCATCATTTACATTCTGAGTTGGATCAATGGAAAGACAATACGGTTTTACAGGCAATTAAAAAAACAGAATATTTTAGGAAACTTAAATATCAGATGGATGAAGCCGAGCCTTTGTTCGGGGGAGTAACCGAACAGTATAGACACCTTAAATATTTAGTGGACGATCGGGAACTGTTTGCACGAGCGTATTCCCAGTATATCTGGGAGAAGCTTGATGATACAGAAGCGTGCCTCGCTGCACTCAGGAACGGACATAACTATTATATTAAAGAAATAGATTTTGCTTCCATACGTAAAGCGTTCGATGAGTACTTTAAAAGTAAAGGCTTAAGCGTGTCTTAAGACTGATTATCTTGTAAATTTATAGAAGGTAAGGAGGGTAATATGCCGAGGTCAGTTTCAGTTGTAAAGCTCTTAAAATATTTAGATAAACCAATACAGGAATTAGAAGCTATACCAAAAGACGTTTTTATAAAGGAGCTGGAATCCTTTGGGGTAGAACCAGAAGAAGCTGAGGATATTTACAAAACGTATCACGGAAGGTTTATTCAAATAGACGCAGTTCCGGTATAGGTTTTCTCCAGTGGTAGACGGTATTTTATAGCAAAAACAAGCGATATATAAAGGGTATATTATTATACTTTAAGCTATTTTTATAGTATAAGGAGACCGTATGGTAAACAAGAAAGAATTCATTTTTAACGATACCGGTGAAGTTTTTCTATACAAAACGAAAGAAGGTTATTATAAAGGTTCGGCTCGTGTTACTCGAACCGGTATTTTGATTTACAAACAAAAAGACGGTACTCCTTTAAGAGTTCTTAGACATCCTGATGACGTGTTCAAACAGGAAAGTTTACAGACGCTCAAAATGATTCCAGCTACGAATGACCATCCTATTACACAAGACCCGAATGTTGTTCTCCTTGATGCAACGACAGCAAAGAAATTCAGTATTGGATTTACTGGTGAAGATGTAAAGGCTGATGGACAGTTCGTAACCGTTTCTTTATGCATTATGGATTCTAATGGTATCAGTGCAATTAAAGACGAGGGTAAACTTGAACTTTCTTGTGGGTATGAATCAACACTGGAAGAGACTCCTGGAATTTATAATACAGTTCCGTATGATGCAAGACAGGTCGATATTGTTTACAACCATGTTGCTGTCTTAAGTAAAGGTCGAGCAGGGTCTGATGTCAGATTAAAATTAATGGATGGAAGTTATTATGAATTAAGAAAACAAGATGATGATGACAATGATGATGATGAAAACCTTAAAAATCAAAATGTAAAGGAGAAGTCTATGTCACTACCAAAAGTTATGCTCGACTGTATCGAGTATGAAGCAGCTCCCGAGGTAATCAATGCGCTGAAAAAAGGCGAAGTAAAGATCGCGGAGCTTGTTCAGGAAATAACAAAAACCAAAGCGGTTCTGGATTCTTCAAACATTGAACTCGCAAAACTTAAAGCGGTTGATGTTGAGAAGCTTGTGACCGACCGTGTTCAAGAACGTTCGGAGTTGATTTTAAAAGCGACGCCTTTCTTGGATTCGGCTGAAAAAGAGCACGTATCTGAGTTGTCAAACGAGCAGATCCGGAAGCTTGTCGTAACGAAAAAGTTCCCGAAGCTGGAGCTGGAAGGTAAAGACCCGAACTATGTTCGAGCACTTTGCGATGGTGCATTCGTGGTCGTTGATGGTGCTGATAAAGGTGACACCGATGACGATGATGATGATGATGATGACGTGGAAGGAAAGACCGCTTCTGCTGCACAAAAGAAAACCGTTTTCGGTGATTCAGCAAATCAGGAAACTGTCAGGACCGCTGAAATGGCTCGGAAAGAATACAACGACCGGTTACAGGGTAAAAAGAAATAACCATCACAAAGCAATATACGTTTATTCACATCTAATTTTTTTTGTGTTATTAACCAAAAGTCAAATAAATATTAACAAAACGAGGTAAATATGAACACGAGTTATCCTTTGGATATGCCGTCTCCCTTTGCAGGAGCGTTGGCGGACATTGGTCCTGTTGATAAGAAATCAGGAACCGCTCTCAAAACAATTGAGTTCGGGACTGCAGTCGTGAGCGAAGCCGGGAGCAATAACGTTGCGACCCCGGTTAATGACGTTGCCACCTTAACCTTCAGCGCTGATTTGATAACCGGTAACAAAACGAACTTGAAGGTAAACGGTGTTTCAATGGCCGAGGTGACCTATGGAACGTCTCATAACGCGACGATGACTGCGATCGCTGCCGCTTTGTCGGCAATGACTGGTGTATCTGCTTCAGTTACCGCTGCAAGAGTTATAACGGTTAAAACCGATCACGTTGAAATTGTTATCGCTGATGCTCTGGTAACCGAAGGGTCTACGCAGGCGACAATTACTCCAGCATACACTCACGATAATGTTTTCCGTGGAGTCGCAATGCATACTCATTGTACTTCTGGAAAGTATCTTGAGAACGACGCTGTTCCGTATATAACGAAAGGTCGTATCCAAGCGGTTGTCTCCGAAGCAGTAGCAATCGATGATGCTGCATACGTAGACCTGTCTCCCGTCGGTGGAAAGTTTTGCAAGACCTCTTCTACAAACCTTGCGACTGGCGGAAAATTCTGTTCGGCAACAAGTGGAGCAGGTATTGCGATTCTGGAAATTAATTTACCCTGATCCAGGGTAGTAGTCGGACGAACATGAGCTTTACTTTTAGTTTTTTCATATACATTTAACAGGAGATTATTTATGCCGAAACGTTTTACTAACCTTGATGGACAAGAGTCCATTTATTTCTCCAGACAATTGGAGCATGTCAAGACGAGAACTTATGATCAGCCTTTCCCGGAAATGAAGGCGCTCAATGGACTCATGCCGATATCGATGGAAGCGGGTCCAGCCGCTGATACGATAACCGCTCGGTCATTTACCGAACACGGCATCGCTCAGTTTTTGTCGTCTTATGCTGACGACTTACCGAGGGTCGATATTTCGGGCGTTGAAGAGTCAATTAAAGTTCGTTCTATCGGCGACTCTTTTGGGTATACGGTTCAGGATGTTCGGTATGCTGCAAAAGCAGGCATTCCTCTACAGGCCTCAAAAGCAATCGCGGCAAGACGGGCAATCGAGATGCTGATAAATAAGTCGGCATGGAAAGCTCGTGCCGCTGACAAGACGTATCAGGGATTGACCGGTCTGCTTTACCATGCGAACGTAACGAGCTATAAAGTCGCAGTTGAAGGTTCAGATTATGTATGGGCGGACAAGACCGCAGACGCGATTATAGCAGATATCAACACACTTGTCAACACGCCCATAAGATTGTCAAAAGGGTATGAGGTTCCGGATACGTTCCTTTGCCCGATTGAGCAGTTCACTCTAATTTCCACCACGCCCCGTTCAACCTATTCGGATACCACAATTCTTGAATTTGTCAAGAAGGCAAATCCGCATATTACAAAATGGGACTGGCTGGAAGAACTGAATGATGTGAATCCGGTTCCCTCCACAGGAGCGGTCGCAAACACTGATTGCGCTATTACGTATAAAAACAGCATTGACAAGTTCAGTCTTGAGATCCCACAGGGATACGAACAGTTCCCTCCACAGGAAAAGGGTCTTGAGTTCATCGTTCCTTGTCATGCACGGTTTGCATCGGTGTTTGTATATTACCCGATTTCGATTGCCATTGCCGAGAACATATAAGTTCGGTTTTTTGCCGTGCTCCTTTTGTATCAGTAGAACAAGGTATGGTTCTTAAACTCTACCTTGTTCTATTTACTTAAAAAGAAAGTTACATTTTTAAACCAGGAGGTCTTCATGTCAGTTGCTTTTACCTTAACCAGAACGGTTCCACGAATAACCGTTATTGCGACAAAAGTTATTTATCCGGGAGTTAATAACCTTAAATTTGACTCCGAAGCTGAACTCCAGGCATTTCAAAATGATCCATCCTACAAAGAAGGAATGAAAACCGGTTATCTTAGAATCGACAATGATCCGATTGATCCGGTAGTTACAAAGATTCCGGTTACAGAAATCAAACCAATATGGCCGAGCAAAGAAGTGACAGAAAAAAGACCGGGAAAAAAACGGCGGAACGTGGATGATTCAGATCTGGATATCGACGCGTAAAACCAAAAAATAAAGTCCTGTGCAGAATTATCCTGCATAGGGCTTTACTTTAGAGGTATTGTTTATGTTGACCACTTTACAAATTATAAGCCTTCGCGCTCCGCAGTTTTCGACGTCGCCGAGATTATCTACGATGATTGCGTATGCACAAGAAGGTATCAACCGAGCCGCTTTTGGTGATGCATACGAAAACGCTGTTGCGTTGAAGGTAATGCATTTATTTACAATTGAAAAAATAAATGGCGGAACCGAACAGGATACGGGTATAATTGGAAGCGCTCAAATAGCTTCAGAATCCGAAGGAAGCCTGTCAAGGAGTTACGCAATTAAACAAGCTTCTTCCAGTGATGCCGAAGATCTTAAAAGAACTGGATTCGGGTTGGAATATCTACGATTAATGCAAACAACTAATATTTCCGCTTTTCAAAAGGGTGTTCCAAGTTGGCTGCAACGATAAAAATAATTGTTCAGGATAAAGGCTGGAATACCATTAAAGAGACCTTAACAAAATACAAATCGGCCTACACAAAGGTTGGGTTTCCAACCGAAAAGGAGCCGGCATCTGGTGATCAAAAAACAATGGCAGACGTTTCGGATATAGCAACATTTAATGAATATGGTACGAAACATATACCCGCTCGTCCGTTTATGTCAACAAGTTTCAAGGAAAATAAAGAAAAAATACAACAGTTGATTGACGTTTTATACGACAGGTTATTAAGAGGAACTATTACTATTCCACAGGCTCTTGGTTTAATTGGTGAGTTTACAGCCGATAGAATTAAAGAAAAAATAAGAGCAATAACAACCCCTCCAAATAAACCGAGCACAATAAAAAGAAAGATGAGAAAGAGAACACAATTTTTATCTGGAACAGCTCCGACAAAAGTTCTTATAGATACAGGACAGATGATTAATACGGTTACTCATGTAGAGGTTTTTGAGTGATACCAAGAAAAACATTAATAACTAAATCAAAAGTAAACGGTGTATTTACTGATGGAAAATGGACTGGTGAAACAGTTATTAATGGAGTAGTCATTGCAAGTGTTCAACCGCTCACACCACGACAGAAGAAATCATTACCCGAAGGAAGGCAGACGGTAGAATCTTATCGTTTGTTTAGTTCATCTTTATTAAACACGGTTGAAGAACAGAATCCAGATATAGTTATTATTAATGGTCAGGACTTTGAAGTACATAGTAGAGGTGGGTGGCAGAACAATATAATAAGTCATTTTGAATACGTAGTTATTAAAATATGATTGATTTCAATTTAATTGAAAAAGCTATTTACGACTGGGTATCTGGAGCTTCCGGTTTACCTACAATCTGGGAAAATCAAAATGCTCCAGCACCATCCGCGAATTATATTACTTTAGCTTTACTTTCTGCAGTTGATATTGGTCATGATGCGTGGGCTCCAGTTAATCAGAATAAAATGTCCAGGATTCTATCAGATAAGACATTAGATATTCGAATACAATGTTTTTCAAATAATGCCATTTCTATTCTTGATCATATTGGTGTCGTAACTAAATTAGAACAGTATAGTTCTTTATTTCATACCGCTGGAATTACTTTACTTCAGAAGGGTAAAATACAGAACTTAACTGGTCTTGGAGAAAACGATCAATTTACTCAACGCGCTGCGATGGATGCAATGTTCCTTCTGACAACTATAAGCGATGAACTGGATTTGTCTACTATAGAAGGAGTAGAAATAAATGGTACTATAAAGGTAGGATCGAGCACTATAAAGGAACTACAAATAATAAATTGTACAGTTAATGGATTAATTCAGACCGAACACTTATTAGAAGGTTCAATCACCTCTAATTAAATTTTTTAAAAGGAGATTATTATGAGTAAAGTTGACAGGATTGTACAGGTTACTATTCTCCGGGAATCAAAGCCTATAAGTCAAGCGGCTTTTGATATGGTTCTTATCCTCGGTGAAAATTTCGAACTTGAAGATGATGCTCGGTATGCTGTTTTTTCAACCGACGATCTCACTGCACTCGCAGCGGTTCTTGGATCTACTCCGACAGAAAAACCCGAATACCTTGCAGCGGAAGCTATTGCTTCCCAGAGTCCCAGACCGACACAGTTCGCCGTTGGTCGTGTAGATAGTGAAGATACAGACCATAAAGTGGCGCTCGCTGCTATTATGCTCGAAAACAGTAACTTCTTCTACGTCGTCTGTGCAAGTAGAACTCAAGGTGATCAGGAGGATACGGCGGACTGGTGTAATGCGAACAGAAGAATATTTATTTCGACAAGTGCTGGAACGGACGGTGATATCCTGGACACAGTAGGTAACGACGACAGCTCATTAGCTTTTTACATAAAAGATGGTGCTCTCGATAAAGCTTGTTGTATATATCATGCGAATGCCGCAACAGACTATATTGATGCAGGTCTTTCGAGTCTTCTTGCAGTTCGTAGACCGGGAACTTATACTCCTATGTTCAAGACAATAGTGGGGTCGGGAGTGGACTCATTAAATTCAACACAGCAAACAAACCTTTTTGCAAAGTATTGTTCTTCCTATGAATCGGTTGGAGGACAGAACATACTTCAAGAAGGGTGGGTCGGTACTGGAGAATTCCTTGATCTGATTATCTGGCTGGAGTGGTTAAACTCAAAAATACAGACGAACGTTTACAGTCTATTAGTAAACAATGAAAAGGTTCCGTTTACGTCTGAGGGTCTTGGTCTGCTTGAATCTGCTGTTCAACAGGTTCTTGAGATTGAGCAAGCGGCAAAAGCAATCAGTCCCGAGGAGTTTACAGGTAATGTACAGACCGGTGGCTTCTTTACAAGTGTCCCAAAGATAAGTGAAGTGCTGCAAAACGACAGGCTTCTTAGACTTGCAAAGGATATCAAGTTTACCTGTTGGTATAATAATCCTATCCACCGTGTTCAAATTAATGGTATTGTCAAAATATAACGAAAGTTATAGTTCGATTACTGTATAAATTAGAATTTCAAAATCAGAATTTAAAAGGAGGTTTGTATGTTGACCCCGGGAATCGCAACGATAGACCCTGCAATGGTGGTGACCACCGTCGGTAAAGGAATCATCGGTGGTTTTGCTGATGGAACTTTTATCAATGCAGAATACAGTGCTGACTTCTACACAAAGACAACGGGCGCTGATGGTTTGACAACGAGGATTAAACAGAATGATTTCAGTGGAACAATTACGTTTACATTGAAACAATCTTCATTGTCAAATGATTTGCTCATGGCTCTTGTAATTATGGATAGACAGGCGAATACGGGTATTGTTCCGGTATCTATTAAAGATCTACTTGGTACAACCAAGATTGCGACTGGATTTGCCTGGATTCGTAAACCAGCATCATCTATCTATAGTAAAGGAGTTGAGAATCGTGAATGGGTTTTGGATTGTGCGACACTAAGAATGTATGTCGGCGGAAACATACAAGTCCCAACAGTGTAAAAACCATTAATATTTAGACTATCCAGGAGGTCTTTATGATTAACAATGTAGAAAAGTTATTGACGAATTCAACTGGAGTTACTGTAACGGTTATCTCCAGTTCCTTTCCAGCGAGGCAGTCTCTTTCTGTTCGCTCAAAGCTGTTTGCTATTATCCTTCCTTTTCTTAGCCATTTTTCATTTCCAGAATTAAAGGCTATTACGCAGGGTAAAGGTTTGGATGATCCTCAAGTCATACTTAAATTAATTCCAGCATTGACCCCCATTCTATCATCAGACGGGGTTGTTCCTCTAATTTTAGAGTTACTTTCCTTCACTCGAATAAACGGGTTGGAAGTATCAAAAGGTGAAGTATTTGATTCAGTTTTTACCGGTGAAGATACTTTACTTTTTAAGGTTCTTAAATTCGTTATTGTGGATGTAAACTCTTTTTTAGCGGGAGCAGAGGCTGGGAAAAATATTATAGGAGCTCCAGGCCTCGCCACAAATCAAGAAACGAAATAGCTCTTATAGAATCTAATATTGATCAAAGTCTAATGCAAGAAGGAATAATCTGGGAGGCAGTCTTAAGCGGTAAAGTCACGCTTCATGAATTAGAAACTTCATATTCTTTGGATGATTTACATAGATTAATCAGCTTCTTAAATATACAAAGTGATATTGATCATGTGTTAATCGAGAAGGAATAGGTATTATATGATTGAAAAAATTACAGTAGGTATTTTAATATCTGCCGTTTCTGGACTCTTTGTTTATGCTTTTATAACAAATAGATCAAGGCTTGACATTATAAAAGACGCTGGGGTATTGGTTACGGAAGCGGTTAAAACTCATCTATCTATAGAACATAAATTACCAATGTCCTCCATTATAGAAAAGCATGTTGAAGAGTGTGATGCCTCAGAGCGTATTATTGAAATAAATCAAAAATTTGATAATCATGTTCGAACGTGTTCTGCTCCACAAAACGTACAAGAACTTCAAAATCAACTTAACATTATAAAAGTTTCACTCATCTTTCTTGTTCGTAACGCTGGAGGAAACCCTGACGATCTTGGATTAAGGTTGTAATATGATTACTGTAAGAGAACTTGTCAATCTGATTGGATTTAAAATTGATGAAGCGGAGTTCGTTTCAGCTCAGAAACGAATGGATGGATTTCAACAAAGTCTTTCCAAGACAGGAAAAAAAATGCTCCTTGGTGTTACGCTTCCTTTCGTTGGAATAGTTACAGCGGTTGTGAGAGCGGCATCAAAACAAGATACAGCTTCCGCTCAAGTTTTTCAGGCAATACAATCAACTGGTGGATCGGCAAAGCGAACACTTGAAGAACTATCCGATATGGCAAACAAGTTTCAGAAGGAAACTCTTTTTGCTGACGATGACATTTTGGGAGGTGTTTCTGCCACATTATTAACTTTCCAAAATATTTCCGGGGAGGTTTTTGATAGAACTCAAGAAGCTATTCTTAATGTTACCCAGAGGATGAGCGGAGCGAATGGAGGGATGCAAGCTTTACATGGAACTACACTCCAGTTGGGTAAAGCATTAAATGATCCATTAGTCGGTTTACAGGCGCTCGGTCGTGCTGGCATTCAATTTACTGCCGAACAGAAAAAAGAAATAACAAACCTTGTCAAATCTGGGCAATTACAGAAGGCTCAGATTCTCATGTTGAATTTACTTGATGCAAAGTTTGGAGGAGCGGCAAAAGCTGCTGCCGAAGCTTCTTTTGGTTTTAAACAGTTGGCGAATGCTCTTGATGACCTTTTGGAACTCATAGGTCAATCATTAAAACCGATTTTAAAACCGTTTACAGAATGGTGTAAAAATTTGATTCGTACTCTTCAAAAGGTAAGTCCAGAGCTTGTCTCGGCTATTTTTTTTATGGGTGGACTAACAGCGGCAATTGGTCCTTTACTAATAGCTCTTTCATCTTTAATTAAAGCAGGTATGATAATTCGTACACTGTTTGTTTCTATTAAAGCAGTTTCTATGGCGACCGGTATTTCAATGGGATTAATGTCTTTGAAGTTTATAGCAATCGCAGCGGCAATCGCAGCGGTTATTGCAGCTATTACATTACTCGTTGAAGATTTCCTTGTTTACAAAAAGGGTGGAAAAAGCTTTATTGGTGAAATGATTAAATGGTGGGAAAAATTAAGTGAAGTAATGGGTATAAAAACCATTGCAAAGGAGTGGAATGATTTCTTTTTTAATCTCGGCGGTTGGTTACATACTTTTATTACAGAAAAGTGGATTCCATTCTGGGAAGATGCTGGAGCTGGTTTACATTCGGTTATCCAAAAAATAGGAGAGTGGTGGGATACTATCTGGAGTAAGGTTGGTTGGGGTCTGGATAAAATGAAATTAGTTGTGGATGCTTTACAAAAGTTTTCAGATGCTTCTTCTATAAATAATTTTGACCCAGAGCTTGGAGGAAAGAATTTAAGTTTAATTAACAGGTTGAATACACCACCTGAAAAGGCAATAAAAATTGATGCGACAATAAATACTTATGTTCCGGAAGGTACAAGTTTACAAGCAACCGAATCAATAAAAAAGACCGCCGAAGACGTGTATGGCGTAATGATAAAAAAATTAACAAGGCAACTATCCTATAGTGTCCCGATGAGGGAATAATTATGGTAACTGTTTTTACTACCTTTCAAAATGTAAAGATAGAAGGAATCGAAGTGGACACGGTTCTTTCCGAGACACACAGTTATTCTAATCAAGTCACAGCTTATCCAACCGAAGGAGACGAACTTTCTACTGATAACGTTCAAAGAAATCCAGAAGAACTGGTAATAGAAGGCATTTCGTCAGATACGCCGATAAGAGAAATTAATTCAGATCTACAAAAACAAGCGTTATCCAGTGGTAGAGTTCAGGTTGTATTTAACAAACTATTAGAATACGGTGGATTTGAAGTAAATCAATATAATGGAAAAAAGATACTAAATAAAATTCCAAAAGTATTGACAGTCATTACCGGACTAAAAGTCTATACTGATATGATAATTACTCAATTGACAATACCAAGAACGTATGGTTCTGGACAAGGTTTGACATTTACAGTAACATTTACAAAACTTATAAAAGTCAATACTCAGTTTGTTGCAGGAGTAAATCTTGTATCGGATAAAGCTGGGACTGGAACACCGGATCAGACTTCCAGTACAACAGATAAAGGACAGCCGGAGAAAACTAAAGTCCCAGGAGAATCTGGATTATATAAAATTACGTTCGGGCTTTTTGACTAAAAATAATAGGCTTTTAAACAACATTACAGGCTATTACAGGGAGGTTTATTTTTAATAGTAATAAACTCCGGTTTTAATTTTTTTAGTCCGGTAAACAGGCTCTATTGTCTCTAACCTTTATTTAAAGTATAGTTAAAATATGTATACAATACCATTCTCAGAAAATGCTTCTTTTTTACAAGAAATTGAACTTGATTCTATTCTATATAAATTTCATTTCCATTACAATACACGGGAACAAAGCTGGTCTTTTGATATGTTTGATAGAATAGGAACTCCTATACTTTATGGCAAAAAGATAGTACTCCATTTTAATTTATTAAAGTCATTTACCGGGGATGTCTTTCCAAAAGGTATTATTGCCGCAATTGATACTTCTGGTAATTTAAAATCCATTGGTAGAAATGATTTTACCAATGGAAGGTTAAGTCTTGTATATATTGAGGAGAATGAACTGTAATGTTTTTTCCAGTGATCAAAGCTGAAATTTCTGATATGAATATTAATGGTGGAATAACCACAATCACTGATTTAGCAATGGCATTCACAATTGTTAAAACAGCGGGGAAGGAAGAAAACACATTATCTTTACAAATATATAACCTTTCAGATACAGTTAAAAATAGAATAACAAAAGAAAATTGTGTAATTGTGTTGAGTGCTGGATATGAAGATGAAAGACCATTACAGATTATTTTCAAAGGTGATATATGTTTTACACAGTTTATGGTACAAAAACCAGAACGAATTTTTACTATTGAAGCACTGGATGGAAACAAATTATTAAAAGAAACAAAAGTTATTTATTCATTCAAATCTGGAAGTACAGCAAAACAAATCTTATTGTATTTAATTAAAGAACATAATATTAAAATGAGGTCGGATATAAATTTACTTCCAATACTGGATAAGCAGTATTTGACTGGTAGTAGTTTTAACGGAACACTCGTAAACGCATTAAATAATATTTGTTCAGACTTAAATTTAAAATGGTCTATCCAGAACGGGCTTCTTGTATTCTGGGATAAGAAAAGAATAACCAGTAATTTAAAAGGTAGAATTTATTTATCAAAAAATACAGGTTTAATTGGAAGCCCGAAGGAAATTAAAATAAAGGATGAAGAGGCTTCTACTGCTTCCGAAAGTGAATCAGAAGGTTCAAAAAATACTTTTAGAAATGGATGGGAAGTTATAAGTTTATTACAGGCTTCTATCCAGCCTGGAAGTATTGTTCAAATAGCTTCTAATAAATTTACGAAAGATATTACTGTAAAAGTAATTGACGTAAACCATAGTGGATCTAATATGCCTGGAGGAGAGAATATAACCAGTTTTACTTCGGAGGTATATAATGAGTAACTCCGGTGAATTTATTAAAGTAATTGAAAATATTATTCTAAATATAATCAATAGTTGTGTTCATACTTGTCTACCAGGTAAAATACTTTCCTATGATTCAGTAACTCGAAAAGCAACAGTTCAACCGTTAATAAAAAAGAAATATCTGGATGGATCAACTGCAAGTTATAAACCAATTGAAGCAGTCCCAGTGTTATCTTTCAGTATTGGAAATAGTGGTATGAGGTTACCTGAAAGTCAATTTAAAAATAAATCGGTTTTATTAATTGTTCCAGAGCGATCCATAGACACGTGGCTCGTAGGTAATGGCAAAGAAGCAGTTCCACAGTCAAATAGAAAGTTTGATATATCAGATTGCATTGCAATTATTTCTTTAAATACCTTTTCTAATAAAGACTCTGGAGGTAATAATTTAGAAATTTATTTCAACGATAGTTTAATAAGGATAAAACCGAATGGCAACATTGAGCTTGGAATAGATACTTTTAAAAAATTGATAAATGAAAGTTTCGCAGATTTATTTAATAACCATGTTCATAATATTGCAGCGGATCCAACAACCCATGCAGGAATAACGTCGAGTCCTTCCGTATTGGTCGGAACTGTTGGTGTACGAGTTCCAGCGGTTCCCGCTTTAGTAAACGTGTTCAACAATGATTTAGGAAGTACTCACATGACTTCAAAAGTAAAGGCGGAATAGATGCATACAATAGATGATTATACTGATAGAATCGGTGGGGTATTTGAAACACCTATTTTATGTCAGAAGGGTATTTTGCAAGCTTCTTGCTTTACAGACTATTCCGGAGGAGAGGTACTAACTTATAGTGTATATTTTAAATTTCAAGCTATTGCAGGAAAAAAGTATACTATAGGTATCGAATCAGGTGAAACACTTTCTAATTTTTTCTTTTTAAATATTGCAATGGCTATATGGAAACCAAGCGATATTGGAGAAGCTTCAACATACTTTAGTGATAACGATGAAGTATCACCTCCGATTTTACCTTATGATTATATACTCACTGGAGGAGCACGTATTCAATTTACAGCGGAAGAGACCGGTGAATATATATTAGCAATATTTGGTTTTAAAGAAGGTGGTCCGAAATGATAACATTAAAGCAATTAAATGAAATAATTAGGGATGATTATGGTTTATTTATATGGTGTGATACTGTTAATTTACTTGCTTTTATAATTGACGGTGGAGACCATAAGATACGTAGTTATCGTTATAATGCTGCCGGTGAGTTAAGTTATTTATCAGTATCGGAAGCGGTTGGGACTTCTTCTCCATTAGTTTTGACAGGTGATGCATCCTCAATGATATTATTTGCGGGTGCTTATAGAATAAAAATGTTTACTTATGACTCCGAGGGTATAATAACTTATAGGGTACAGGAATCAAACGCTTCAAGAAGTACAAGAGGGTCAAGTCCATTTATAACTCTTGATACAACAAATAAGATAATGTTCTGTAATGATTATAATAATCCAACTCCAGGAGCAAAAACATTAATTTCGTATCGTTATGATCCAGTTGGTTATTCCCTTACCGCTCTTGACACGGAGGGGACTAATATTTCTGGGATGGTATGGTGTGACCCTGTTAATATGCTTGTCTTTGCACTATCTGATGTCACCGGTGGAAACTACACAATAAATTCTTATGCTTATACTATTGATGGATTACTTACATATAAGTCAACGACTTTAATAACAGGCGCATATCAAATATGGGGAATAACTGGAGATGGCGGTTGTAGAACAATATTCATCCGTTTACTGGATAATAATAAACCGCGAGCAATAGTTTATGAAACTGACGGTACAATGCGACAAGCGACTACATCAATTTATGAAGATACATATTCAAAATCAATTTTATTTACAAAAAGTACCGATAGCGGTTCATGGGTAATGTCAACCGGTACTATATTTGATATTTTTAAATTTAATGCGGAGGCGGAAACTATTGAGTTAAACAATAGTTTTACTCCGGAGGGGGAAGGTGATATTTCTGTTGATTGTTTCTTTTTTGATTTTACATTAAATTTATTATTCGTAATATCTTCTAATGGAGAATATAAAGTAACTGTTCTTTTAGCCAGGGATTATGATTTTGGATTTCATATTTTAGAAGAAGAAGGTGAGCCAGTACCGGTTCCGGTTCTACGAACAAGTTCCAGAATGAGTTTACAGGTAACCTTTAAAGTACAATCTAAATATGGTGCTTTGGTTCTTACCGAACAAATTACAATACCTCCACTGGGAACGGTTCAAGAAGAAGAAGCAAAGAATTATTATAATAAAGAAAAAACTGATCCATGTGATTTACGTCTTGGATCAACCCATGATTTACTAATAGTTAATAATGATTTTGATATTGTTTATAACATTGATAAGGTTCGACAGAATTTAAAAATAAGATTGCAAAGCTTTATAAATGACTGGTTCCTGGACATTAGAGACGGGATAAATTTTTATGGCATTGTCTTTGTAAAGGAACCAGATATGAATCTTATTGACGGTGTTATAAAAACAGTGATAATGGAAACAGATGATATTATTGAAATCCTTGAATATAATTCTCAATTACAAAGAATTTAACTTAGGAAGGTTATATGATTTACGGATTAACAACAGAAGGCTTCAACCAAAAAAGATTCCCAGAAATTGAACAAGAGCTTAAAGATAGTTCGATTGTTCAATTTCCAAATATTTTAACTACGCCGGGGTCGGTCAATGGTGTATTGTTAAGTATATTTTCAAAACCTATTACTGATATATGGGAAGCCCTCGGTGCTTTATATCATGCATTGCATCCATCTGAAGCGGAAGGAATTAATTTAGATTATATTGCAGAATATAAAGGCATTACTCGTCTGGAAGCTTTGTCAACGGTTACTGAAATTCTGCTGTCCGGCAGTTCCGGAACGGTTATCCCAGCGGGGTCAACACTGTTTAAGTCAACAGTAAATAATTCTATTCATGAGCTTACCGAACAAGTTACTTTATCTAATGATTTACAAGAAGCGGTTGTTACAGTTCCAGAGGTTATAGTCGATGATGATTATACAATTACAATAGATGAACATGAATATACATATACAGCGCAAGAAGGTGATTCTATTGCGGATATTATATCTGGGTTAATTGGTGAAATAACTGACTTTGCGGAGGCAACTATTGACGCTGAAGCGTATGGTTCGGGTTGTAAAGTTATAGCAAAGAATAATTTCTTTACAATAGGAGTAACAGAAAATCTTATTCTTTGGAATATAGGTCACTCTAAATCTATTGTTCTGGATGCAATTGCAGTTACCGAAGGAGATATTACGGAGATAGAAACACCGGTGACTGGACTTGATTTTGTTAATAATCTTCTTGCTGGTATTCCTGGAAGGAAAGCAGAATCCGACACCGAATTAAGGATACGGTTTGCCGAAGCCTTGACTTCTGGTGGTGGCGGTTCTTTAAGTTCAATCTGTGCTGAACTGTTAGATAAAGTTGATTCAGTTATCTTTGCGAAAGGGTATGAAAATCGTACTTCTGCAGAAGTAGATGGACGTCCGCCACACTCGTTTGAAATAGTAGTTTCAGGAGGTAATGAAAATGAAATAGCACAAAAGATATGGGATTTGAAGCCCGCTGGAATACAGACTGTTGGAAATACAGAAGTAGATATTACTGATTCAAACGGTGATGAACAGAAGGTTTGCTTTTCTGTACCCGAAAGTAAATATGTATGGTTTAAAATAACATTGACAAAGTATACCGATGACGGGGTATATCCATCAAACGGGGATGCTATGATTAAAGCTGGTATTATTGATCAGGGAGCAGGTATTGGTATAGGGATGGATGTCATACCCGATAAGTTTAAAGGTTCTATTTTTTATTCGAGTCCTGGAGTATCTATACCGGGGATTGCAGGAGCGGTCGTAGAAGCAGCGGTAAGTGATGACCCACAAGAAGAACCTGAAAGTTTTTCAACAGGTCGAATTGAAATTGCAGAAAATGAAGTTGCTTTATTTGATAACGATCGAATAGAAATTATTGAAGCATAAAGACTGATTGATTTGTAAATTTACGAATGGTTTTTAACTGATATTTAACTGATTGATTTGTAAATTTACGAATGGTTTTTAACTGATATTTAACTGATTGATTTGTAAATTTAC